ATATTGTTTAAAAATGTTAGAAGTAGGACATTTTCATTGGACTGCATTGGAATGTTTATATTGCAAAAACACTATTGATATGGATGAGTATATAAATAGTGAAGAGGGTAGTTGGTTAATTGAGGAGGAAGATTTATGGCTATAACATATAAGATTGTATTTCAATTTGATATAGAAGTTGAATGTAAACAGGAAGATATAAATAATGAAGTGTTGAAATGGTGGGTGTCAGCAAGTAAAAACTTATATCCATTATACAAAATAGAGGAGGAAGAACAATGGAGTTCCATTTCAATGTCGTAAGTCATATCATGGTCGCACTCGGCAGCATGGTGTTAGGTTATTATTTTGCTAACGAACAATGGCGGACACGTAGATTATGGGAATGGAAAAACATAGTACAAGAGCTGCGCATAACACAGACAGAGAACCATAGACTCGAAGAGATTAACTCAATCTTAGTCGGACAATTAAAGGAGTTGAACGAAGTAAAAAACTGATCACCAGGAAAACCGAGAGAATCAGCAGCAGAGCCGCCTCTTTGCTGCTTTTTCTTTTACCTGGAAATAAACAGGGCATTAGGAGACGTTTAGAGAGTCCTGGAAAATGTCCGCTTCACTATGTCCCACACCTAGAACCCTATAAACATTGAATTAAATACTTGTATAAGTTTTATATTTTGGTACAATTTTAATATAACTTTAGGAAGGAGTTAGAAAAATGAATAATATAAAAGAGACCACAAGCAACAACTACATAGAAATTTGTCCAGGTTGTCTTGCTTGCTACAATCAAGGGCGCCTTACTTTTTATTGGTTCCAAATTAATAAAGAGACAACGCTTGAACAAATCCAAAAAGCCATGAGTATTGAAGAGATACACAAAAAAGCAAAGACTCCGCACGCATGCGGCGGCGATGAAGTACACATCCAGGACAACGATTTTGGAGGCGGCGAGTACATGCTAGCCGAAGAATTGTTTGGACTTGTGCAGCTGCTTCAATTGGTTCCGAACTTTGATTATGTAAGAGCATTTAAAGATGTGTTTCTTATGGGCGATGAGTTAGACGTCAACCACGAGCCAACACAAGCGTTTGAAGAATTTGCTGAAGAAGTAACAACGTTTACATCAAGGGAAAGTGAAGAGAACGCGCTAGAGGATAGATTTGTAGATATGTTTGAAATATCAGACCACCTTTATCCGTTCATTAATTGGAGAGAAGTCCGCGAGTACATGCTGCAAGACTTAGAGCGTGCAGAGATTAACGGAGTTACGTATCTATGGAAAAGTTACTAATGAATATATTTATATTGTTACTCATAGCTAGCCATTCGTTATTTGTTGTCTATGCCTGGAGTTTACGCCAGGAACTAAGAGAGACACAGGGAGACCTAGACGAATATATAAATTATATTGGAGATGAATTTACAGAAGCAAAAGAAAGGGGAGAAGTTTAATGGAGAAAGCATTAGTTAAAGCTATAAAGAATATGTTCGATGAGAATTGGACGAGCTTGGAGTTAGGCAGCAGTCAAGCGGACAGAGTAGAAGCGTATGTTCTTGGAACTATCAAGGATGTATTTAGAGCAAGAGAGAAAGGATTAAAATGGGATTAAAACATGGTAATCAAAAAAATAAAGATATAGCGGAAGAAGTACAAAATGCTTATGACTTCCTACGACAAGGCAGCGATTTAGTACCAACAAGTTATGTGGAACTAAGCGATAAATTCTATGGAATGCTTCAAGACTTGGAAGACTTAAAGGAAGAAGTCGAGCGAACGTTCGAATAAGGTGCGACTCCTGGAGAAAACAATCCCCTAATTGTTTACGTACTAACCAGGAGAGAGAGACAGGCAGCGCTACGGCGCTGCTTTTCTCATTGTGAGAGAATAATAGATCACTAAGTCAGAAGAAAGACGAATAGATCTCCGTGAAAACTTTGAAGATCGGAAAATCCTGGAAGAAAATTTTGTAGATCGTGACGCCTGGAGAGACGTATATCTGTTATTTCAAGCTGCGAGTAGTCGATTTGATAGGCGAACGCATAAGTCAGCAGTCCAGGACAAACCGCCTACGAATCGCCGCACCGTGCCGCACTACCCACACACACGAAAGCAAAGCAAGTATTAACCCCCATAGGTCAATCTGGCGGCGCACAAAATATATATGAATTAGTCAATTTAAACCTGGCAATTTGTGGAGGTGGTGGGAGTCGAACCCACTGTTATTAGATGTTTATATGGGATAAGATCTAACACGAAACCAGTACACCCCCGTCTACAGTATACTATATATAGTGTAGTCTATAACCACTATATGTGGTATAACTACCACTAGTATGTTATATTACGAAGATCCTGTAATATAACAGTCGAGCGCTCGGCAGTCGTAGCAATCCCTGTGTCACTCCCAACCCAACGCAGTTTATTAAGTGCAGTAACGTAAAAATATTGTCTCTCTCTAATAAATAAAATGTGAGGAAGATCCCTCAACGGATGACTAAGGCGGTCCTGCTAGTCCAACCACAACTCTTTTGTATTATCATATGGTGTTTGTATAGGCAGGAACACCACATTACTTATCCCACGTATGCTACACTATACCATAGAGATATGTCAAATAAAGAAAAAATCACCATCTGCACAGCAGACAACTGTCTGATCCCTTTACCTGAAGGTCGTAAGAAGTATTGTAGTGATAGGTGTTCTAAAAGAACACGACAGAGAGCGTGGAGAGCTAGTAAACCCACAGCAGAGATACAGAACCCCAAGCAGGTAGATGAAAATGTACAGAAGCGACGTGGGGATTATTATGCCATAATGAAACAGAAAAATTTTTTTCACGACATAATGAGTGGTACTAAGACTAAAAAAGAGATCGCTAATATACTAAGCTGCAGTCCATCAACAGTATCTAGAGCAGTAGCTGCTTACTTAGAGGACGTAGAGAAAGAAGCGCTGCACGAAAAGAGGGGGGATCCCTTCGAGCTGCAGGCGGACGTAGAGTCTTTTGTAAAGTTTAGAGATGAATATTTCCTGACAGAGCGTGGTGAAAATTATGAAACACCTGACTTCCAAAAGAAGTGGATAGCTGCTATCTTAGATAGTATAAAGTTTGGTAAGCGACTTATGATCTTGTCTCCGCCTAGACATGGTAAGACAGATCTCTTAACTCACTTTTGTATTTACATGATATGTAAAAATCCAAACATACGTGTTATGTGGTGCGGTGGTAACGAAGACATTGCACGTAACTCTGTAGGTGCGGTACTAGACCATTTGGAGAACAATGAAGGACTCATACAAGATTACGGAGACTACGACGGATTTAGACCTTCTAATAGAGGTGGAAAAAGTTGGTCGTCCAGTCAATTTACTGTTGCAACTAGAACAGTCTCTGGTATTAAGTCACCAACTCTTGTCGCAATTGGAAAGGGAGGTAAAATCCTTTCCCGCGACGCAGACCTTATTATTGCAGACGACATCGAAGATCATGGAACAACTGTGCAACCAAGTGCTAGAGAAAACACCAGGAACTGGTGGACAACAACATTACAATCGCGTAAAGAGGAACATACAGGAATGGTCGTCATTGGATCAAGACAACATCCCGACGATCTCTACCATCATCTCTTAGAAAACAAAGCATGGGAATCTATAGTAGATAGAGCGCATGATCTAGAAATACCTTTAGAAGATGAGTCATTAGATCACCAACCGCATATGTTATGGCAATCAAGACGATCACATAAATGGTTATTAGAACAGTTAGCTGCAGCAGAAACTGTAGGCGGTAGAAATATATTTGAGATGGTATATCTTAATAAAGCAGTACCTGACGGTATGGCATTGTTTACCGCAGAAATGATTGATCAATGTATAGACAAGTCACGTAAGCTAGGAGACATACCACCTGGTACTACACTTATTGCAGGACTCGATCCTGCTAGTACGGGGTATCAAGCAGCAGTACTATGGGCATATAATATTAAAACCCAACAAGTATGGCTTGTAGATATTAAGAATGATCAAGGTGGTGGTGTACAAAAAGCACATAAACTTATGAAGGAATGGTACGACAAGTATTGGTTAGCACATTGGGTAATAGAAGAAAACGGATTCCAAAGAGCGATCGGACAAGACCGAGACATAAAACAATGGGCAGCTAATCATGGTGTACGTATAGAGGGACATCAAACCTATAAAAATAAATGGGATCCTACATTTGGTGTGACCAGTATGGTAGGTATGTATGAACAAGAGAAAGTAAACATACCGTACTCTGACGCAAACACACAACGTAAAGTAAATATTTTTAGACAGCAACTGATCTACTTTTCACAAGCAGGTGCAAGTAACTCACGTAACGTAGGAACTAAAACTGACTTAGTTATGGCTAGTTGGTTTCCTATGAAACGAATACGTACCAATGTAAAAATGATGTTAGCTGAAGCTGAAGCTGACTATAATCCATCCTATAGTTATTATAAGCAAAGTGAATACAACGAGGTTTTTTGGTAATGCTAAACGCAGATGAGCTGTTAATCAAAACAGACGATTTAAAAGCAATGCACGAACAAAGCGGTCATTTCGAGTACCGTGATCGTGTACGTTCTATTATGAACGGTGGCACAAATGGTATCTCTGCATTACTAGGTCAAGAAGCAAAAAACTACGATGTTGACTTACCAATACCTAATCTTATTAATTCAGGTCTAGAACATTTAGCGCAAAAGTTAGGACGTATGCCTGACATAAAAGTAGACGCTTATGCAGAGAGTGAACGTGCTAAAACAAAAGCAGATAAGTTAGAACGTATTGTTACAAGTTTAGACGCTTCATCTAAAATGGAAATGCAGTTACCACAAGCTGCACGATGGTTACCAGGTTATGGTTTTTGTGTATGGATCATTAGACAAAAAAAATCACCTGAAGGAATCATGTATCCACATGCGGAACTAAGAGATCCTTACGATTGTTATCCAGGATATTATGGCGCAGATCAACAACCTAAAGAGTTGGCGTTAATACGTTTAGTACCTAACCAAGTTATTAAATCAATGTATCCACAAGCTAAAGTAACTATTGATGAAAACAGTGCATTCCCATCAGGGTATAGCAAATTCAAATATACAGATGGTTTCTCTAGAAGTTGGGATAACCACACAGGTGATGGTACAGAATTAGTTGAGTACTATGACGAAGAAGGTACCTATGTATTCTTACCTGAAACAAAACAAATATTAGATTTCACACCTAATCCAATAAAATCGGGACCACGATTTGTTGTATCAAAACGTTTTAGTTTTGACAGACTATCAGGTCAGTACGATCATGTGTTAGGTTTGATGGCAGCTATGGCTAAGATTAACGTCTTGTCCATAATTGCAATGGAAGACAGTGTATTTACTGAAACAAATATTATAGGAGAGCTAGAGAGCGGGAATTATAAGAGAGGTAGACTTGCAGTCAACTATCTAACACCTGGTTCACAAGTAGCTAAACCACCAAATAATATACCGTATCAGTTGTTTACACAGATCGACCGTATAGAGAGACAGCTAAGAGTTGGATCTAGTTATCCAGTAAGCGATGACGCAATATCTCCTAACAGTTTTGTTACTGGTAGAGGATTGCAAGAGTTATTATCATCCGTTGATCTAAACGTAAAAGAATATCAGCTATCACTTAAAACAGCAATAGAAGAGCTTGATTATAAACGTTTAGAAATGGATCAGGCGCTTAATGGAAATACTAAAAAACCATTAGCAGGTTATCTAAATGGTACAGCATACGCTGAAAACTATACACCATCTACTGATATTGCAGGTATGTACAAGACAAGACGTATCTATGGTGTCATGGCAGGATTCGATGAACCTACAAAGATTGTGTCAGGTTTACAGTTATTACAAGCAGGTATTATAGACAAAGAAACTTTGCAAGAAAACATGGACGGATTAGATAACGTACAGAAAATAAATGATAGAATACTTAAAGACGAAGCAGAACGTACTTTGTTTGAGACATTAAAGATACAAGCAAGTCAAGGAGATCCTAAAGCAACAATGGCATTAGTACAGATATACAAGAGTCCTAACGAAATGCAAAAAATATTAGATAAGTTTTATACAGCTACAGAACCTGAAGTACCTGAAGGTGAAGCTGCATTATTAGAGCAGATGATGGGCGGTGGTCAACAACCACAACCTGGACCTGCACCTGATGTAAGATCATTATTACTAGGAGGTTTACAAGGTGGCGCCTAAAGAAGAAATTAATATGATATTTGGCGAGATTGTCAATAATTGTTTAATTGACGTATGGCAAAAAACAGAGCTAGAAATATCTGATCACGAAGAAGAATTGTTTGCAGAAGAACCACAGATCTCTGACATGCCACAAGGAATGATTGTACAATATATACCACAAGGTTTAATAATATTTTTTGGTAAACAGGAGGATCTAGATGGCAACTGGTAGTAGTAGGAATCGTGGACGTAGAGGCGGAGTCAAAAGACCTGCAGCTGTAAGTGGTCCAGGTAAATTATCACGTAGAACAGACGGTGTTGCACCAACAATAGAAGATGTACGTGGCATGGTTAATGAGTCTGCAGGAGAAGAGTCAGCACTTGTAGATCAAGTTAGACAAGGAAATATAGAACAACCACAAGAAACTTTTGCTGCACAACCACAACAAGGTCCTGCACCATTAGGTGGATTACCTACAGGGTTAGCAGATGTATTTGCACCAGGAGAAGATAATCTAGGACAGTACCAATCACCACCAACACAAGATCAATTTTTAGAACCCGATGATGTCATGCTTATAAGAGCAATGGCAGAAGTAAATCCTACTTCAGAACTTCTAGGACTACTTAAATTTGCTTCTGATAGACAGATAGGTAGAACGCAGCGTAACCTCTAATGGCTACATTTCACAGAGATAATCCTGCGGAGGAAGCTAACTTTTACAAAGAGCTACAACAAAGACAAGCTACATACAAAAGAGCTAAGAACTCTATTACTAAAGAAGACGCGCTACGTGCTAGTGCAATAGCAAAAGCATATCCAAACTTTTCACCTGATGTAATAACATCGTTAACAACTTTACAAGTAAAACCTGAAGCACAAGTTTTAAATGACATATCTAAAATGATTTCACAATCTAATAGTAAAACTGTATTAGATAAAGTCTTTGATCCGTTGCAAGCAGGTGTACGTTTAGGATTTTTAGGTTTAGAAGATTTATATAGAACCACAGTAGATCGTCCTATCAATTCATTTATAGCAAGTACATTCGGTGACAAATCAGAAAACTTATCTTTTGCTGACGCTTATAGGCAAAGTGGTAAATCAACTGTCAAACAATTGTTTAATGAAATGAACAAGGGTAAAAAAATAAATTTAGGTGAAGGGTTCTTACCTGTATCAGAAACGTTTGACGCACAAAATCCACAGTCTAAATTTTATGATGAATACCAATACATGATTCGATCAGGATTTGATCAAGGTAGAGCAGAACAAATAATACAAAACTATCTAGGTACACCAATTACATCAATAGATAGACAAATGCAGGAAGGTAATGAGAATTTTACTATCAGTAATGAGAAGGGTACAGTTCCCATATCTTTAGGCAGATCTTTAGCACTACAAGTTGCAGAACCAAACACAAGAACATTTAATGTTGTATCAGGTGTATTAGACGCAGGTAAGGCATTGTTCTTAGATCCTGCTAACTATTTAACATTAGGCATGGGTGCTTTTACAAAAGGTAGAAAATCTTTAAAGATACCTGATTACTTAGAAAAGATCTTAAATGATACACCTGTAGATAAGATGACTAAAGCACAAAAAGAATACATTGGTGCTGTAAATAAAAGTTGGGGTTTACCGTTTATATCAGGTAGATCAGTATCTAATTACTTAGTCAAAGATGAAGGTGGTAAAAAGTTAATTAATTATCTTGCAGAGTTAGATGATCCTAATAAATTTATAGAACTTACTGGTATTACTGATAGAGAAGCTATTACTGCTTTTATGGATGTATCACAAGATTTTACAAAGTCAAGTGCAGATAAGCAAGCAGCAGTTAACAACTTACTAACAGAATTTTTAGAAGATCCTTTTGGACCTATGGGTACAGGACAAAAACCAACAGTAGGTGCAATAGGTAGATTCTTAGGTGGTGCTACAGAAGAGTTGTTAGGCGGAGTACCTGAAGGTACAGGTAAATTATTTGGTGCCAAGAAAGTTATTAAGACAAAACTTATGGATAGTCCTAATAGATCAGCAAGAATACTATCTACATATGCAGGAGAGTTTCCGTATCGATATGTTGATAGCAATCAATTAGATGACGCTGTAACAAACTTAAAAGGGTTTATGGATCAAACAACTATGGATGGTATTGCTAAAAATCAAATACTTAACAGAGCTATACGTTTAGAAGACGGAGATCAAACAGGTTTATTTAACGTTGTAAAAGATATGGTTAAGTTTACTGCTGATGATTTAGTAGATAACTATGGTGTTAATGCAGAAGACGCATATACATTTAGCAGGATCTTTGAAGATTACCTACCTGAACTACGTGCGTATTTTATAGATTCTGTAACAGGTAACAATGTAGCTAATCCTGGTGCAAAAATAAGTCAAACAATTATTGACAACAAAGCATTCGTTAATCCTGATCCGCATTTATTAACAGAGTTTATTGAACGCACAATACCTTTACCTGATCCTTCACAGTTAGCAAAAGCTATGAACTCTATGTCTTTAATTAGAGCTAAAGCGTCAGAACAAGGAATAGACATGTTTAGTAAACTACCTGCAAAAATTAAATCAGGGACTATGGCAAAGATTATAGATAGTTACTACGGTGACTTTTGGAAACCATTCGTATTATTACGTGGTGCCTGGTTATTACGTGTTGTCGGTGAAGAGCAAGTACGTATGTATACACGTGGTTATGACAATATATTTAGCAGACCATTATCTGTATTATCATTAGGTTTACTTAAAAAACCTAACACAACAGAAGCTGCACGTTGGACAAGTAAGAATGTAGAGTTTAAAGATTTACTAGGTAATCCGTTAGATGAAGCAGTTGAATGGCAATCTGCTAGTTCACGTAGATATGGATCTAATAACTTTGACCATTTGTTTGGTGGTAACTATAGAGCAGGTAAAAGAAGGAAGAAACCTGGTGTACATCCAATGGATGTTGTTACAAAAGAAGAAGCATTAACAAATAGAGAAACAAGACCACAGTTACTGCAAAAGTATTTTGATGATGGGATTGTAAGAGAAGTTGCACATTTACATTACGATAGATTATTTAATCATTTGTTTAGAGGTGCATTAACTAAAAAACAAAGAGATCAAAGAATGAAAGAGTTTGTAGAAGGTACTTCTTCTAGAGCTAAAGAAATAATAGAGGAGTATTCACAAGGTGGACCTACATACAAAGCTAGAATGTCAACAGCAGGTGGTAGATTCGCATATACTGAATCTATTTATGCAAGAGCAAATCAGTTAGCAGGTGGTGCTTTTGATCAAAACTTAGATGTCTTAGACGATCTATCTAATAAAATAAACATAGATGATCTTGACTTTGGTAAAACACCATTCCCATTGTCTATAGAAAAAACTGCTAACACAAACATATTTGAAATGCTTGTACGTAATAGACTTAACAGAATAGATGGTAAACAATATACAACTGAAACCTTAGATGATTTTTTTGATAGCATACAAAATGGAGATAATACATTATACCAAAATGTTAAAAAGACTTTAATGTCAGATGAATACATAAATGATCTACCTAACGTTGTTGCTGTAGGTAAAACAGATTACATTGATGATGTAGGCAAGATGGAGTTTTACACAAACAAAGCATTTGACGCATTAATGGGACAAAGAACTGATAACGCTTCTAGGTCACCAGTCTTTAGACAAGCATACTGGAGAACAATATACGATATGCTTCCATACATGTCTGCAAAAATGCGTAACACAATGATGGAAGGTGGTAACTATATTGTAGGTGGTAAAGAGTTTAACGTGTCAGGTGCCTTAAATGCTAACTTACCTGGAGAGAACTTAATGTCTTCTATGCGTGCAGATATTGGATTACCTGCACAGAAGTTACGTAAAACTGATACAGAGATAAACATTGACATGTTTCAAAGAAAAATAAAAGAACTTAATGACCGTGATGTAAAAGCAGGTTTAGATTATCAAGATGTTGATGATGAGTTTGAAAAGTTTCAAACAGCTTATCTGAAACGTAAAGGTGATTTAGATAAACAAATTACAGATAAGACAGAAGAGTTAGCTAAATTAGAACTAGACATTACTGGCACATACGGATCAGGTGTAAGTTATGAAGATGACATTGTACCTATGAATGTAAAGAAAAAAGTAGATGATCTACAAGAAGACATATTTGATCTAGAATCTAAACTAGAAAGCAATAAAGAATTGTTCGACACAAACCTAGAGACAAGATCAGAACTACTAGGTTTTACAGATAAATCAGGTGACGTTGATTTAATTGATAGAATAGCAAAAGCACGTGCTTTAACAGAAGTGCAAGAGTTATTGTATGACTTAACTAAACGTAAAAAGGTTGCTTATAACCTACGTGGTATATTTCCATTCGGAGAAGCATACATAGAGATTATGACAACATGGGCTAAGTTGTTAAAAGAAAATCCTGAAATTACACGAAGAGGACAAGTAACAGTTAATGCTTTACGTGGTGACAATCCATTTAGTCCAGTACAAGGCGAGGGATTCTTAGGACAGGATGAAGTTACTGGTGAAGAAGTATTCTATTATCCTATGATTGACGACTTAGCTTCAGACGCATTGTTTGGTGAAGATCGAAATGTAGGAGTAAGGTTTCCTGGTTATGCTTCATCTATTAACTTAGCATTAGAAATAGTTCCTGGTATCGGACCTGCTGTAGCTATACCTGCTAGTTTCTTTGTTAATGCTAGTCCAAACTTTGACGAAGCTAAAAAAATATTATTCCCTTATGGATTACCTGATGTAAGAACAGCAGGAGATCTCATATCAGCTGCAGGTGTACCTGCATGGTTACGTAATACATACCAGGCATTGTACGCATATAACGAAGATGTTGGTCAAAACGAAATAACACGTATTGCTTCTAACACAACTATTGATGTTTATAGAATACTAAAAGCTAATGGATCTGATGATCGTACTGCACAGCAACAAGAAGAACTAATGAAGGAAGCTAGATCTATTGGTAGGAACTTGACATTAATAAAAGCTGNTTCACAGTTTGTTGGTCCAGTTGGACTTAACCCTAGATTTGATATAGGCAACGATAAAAATGCAGGACATGTTTATTCTATGCAAATACTTGCAGATAGATACAGAGAGATGTTACAAACACCACCTAAAGATGAAGTTACAGGACAGTTTTTATATGCACCTGGAGATAACTATTCAGCTACTAAGTTTTTTATTGATGAGTTTGGATTTAATCCACTAGACATTGCTACGCCTAAAACAGTAGTAATAGAACCTAGACCAGTAGATGAACGTGGTGTTAAATTTCAATTAGACAATCCTGAAATATTTGAGAACTATACCTTTACTGCACAATATGCAATACCACAAGGCGGTGGCGGTCCATTCGATTATGAAGCATATGTAAGAACAATTGCTAATGAACAAAGAGAACCTTTAAAACCTGAAGAGTGGTTAGCTAAAAGGAATCAAAGACTAGGTGATTTCTTTATGGAAGATAAGAGAGTAAGTACTCTACAGACATATGACATAACAGATCCATATCAGAATCAAATGCGTGAGAGAGAAATGGCATTGTCTAGAGATATTGCTAGATCTAAGTTTCCAGGATTCGATTCTACAATACCTGGATTACCACAAACATCTACATTAGATATGCAATTTGAAGAGCTTAAAAATTGGGAGAAGAGTAGAACACTATCACAAACACCAGTAGGTAAAGATTTACGTGTTGTATTAGGTTTTATAGAAACATTAGAAAAACGTGCATTAGTTGTTGGTTTATCTAAAGAAGGTTGGAAAACATCAAGGACTATGTTAAAAGAACGTCAACAATTACGTGATACTATTGGCATGTTAATAAATAAAAACCCTGATTTCCAAATATTAGCAGAACGTGTATTGCTACCTTTATTCCAGGAACGTACAGATTTCTTAGAAGATTTACAGTATGACTATGATACACTTAATGAATATGGTGTGTACTTACCAAACGTACCTGGTACAGAGGATATTTAATGACAGAAGAATTTAAACAGGCGCTAGTACAAAGTATTATAGATCAGCGTGGTTTTACAGAAAATGAACAGATATATAAAGATCTTGTTGCATTAGTCAAAGAATCTAATGATCAATTGTTTATTGCTAAGGTGTATAACGATCTAGCAATGTATGACAAAGTACAAGCACAGATGTCTAATCAACTTATAAGTTTTGAGTCTGCAGTTAGTGGTGTTTATGGACAATCTAATTCTAACCTTACACTTGCTACATTTAATAAAGCAGTAAATAATAACGCAGAGTCTAAGACATGGAGAAATCCTAAATCACCACAAGAACAAAAGTTTGCAGCAGATATATATAGAGGTTTAGATGTTGCTGCAGGACTTAAAGGTCCCGAAGGTTCAGAAAATGCTAAAGATTATTATGACTATTTGAATACAAAACTAGAACAAATAGTCGAAGAGACAGGTAATTTAGGTGTTATAGTCAGACCACCACGTGGTGAAGGCGGACAGATCTATGTAACAGAAGATCTTAATGAATGGTTTCTTAACAATCCACCTAGAGATATGACAGAGGGATTTTATCCTACAGAAGGTAAAGACTATAAAAAATATCCAGGATTTGCTAAACCTACAATATTGACAAAACCAGTTATGAGTTTTAATGAAGAGTCAGGATACTACGATCATACTGGAGATTACTTATATGGTGCTGAAACNTTTAATGACAGTGGTAAATTTAATACAGCATTAGATACTGGTGATACATTCCAAGTAGCTGTTGGTGTTAACAGACCTGACGGCACAAGTACTGGAGAAGTACAGACACTAAGTTATGATGAATTGCAATTACTGCAATCAGAAGTAGAAAGTGATCCATCTAAAACTATTATTAACGTATCAGGTGATAAACAAGAAGTTAATGCACAATTAACACAGTGGATTGATTTTAATACGCAACAAGCTAATGCACCTGAATATGATATTTTTGGAGGGATTTCACCTGACTATGCAATATATAAACAACCTGATGTAGCAGACGCTTTTAAAGATGGAGATCCTACAGCAGCACAAATGAAGGACGCTATGTTACCGCAGCAAGTGTATGCAGGTAATATTCCTGAAGGTCAGTTCTATGGTGGCACAGATCACATATCAGGTCAAGGACCAGGTATGAATGGTACACAAAAAATATCATGGATCTCATTAGCGCCACAAGAAATAAAAGCTGTACAAGTAGATTTAATGCAAGCAGGTTATATAACTGCCGAAGACTTCTTTTTAGAACAAGGTGCATGGCAAGGTAAAACATCACAAGGTATGTACTCTGCTATGGTCGACGCAAACTTAAACATGATAGATATATATTCACAGCTAAACAGTGAGAAGGAACGTTACTTTAAAAAACCACCTTTAGCACCTAAAGTGTATGCGACACCATCTCCAGGATTTATTAAAGGAGAAATAGACAATGCACTTAGAGCTGCAGGAGTTACACGTAAACTTACAGACGCAGAACTTATTGCCTTTAGTGATTTCTATATAGGGGCAGATAAAGATTATGAGACAGCAAGTTCAGAATATAGTAAGAATCTTGATTTAGCTAATAGGTTATTTCCTGGCGCACCTGATAGTATCTCTATACCGAGTACACCAAGCGAAGAGCTAGCAGCATTTGCAGAACAAAAGTTTGAACCTGAACTAGCAGCACAGCAGAGAGGTATACAAGAAAAGAATGATCTTAGCTTTTTGTTTAGTTCATTAGATCAATTCGATAATATGATTGGAAGATAATGGATCCTAGAATCGCTTTACTGTTTGAGCATTTAGATAGATTAATAAAAACTGCAATCGAAAAAACAATTGAAAAAGAATACGGTGGTGTTCGTTTATTAGATTATGTTAATGCAGGCGACAACAGTTATCTCGATTTATTAGCAGAAGGTTTTACACCAAGAGAAGACGGTTTATTAGTATATGGTCCCTATGATTTAGAATCAGTAGCAGGTAAAGGTTCACAAGCGAGGAACGATTTAAGTTTAGCTATAGAACCTATTGTTGGTGATAACACTGACGAATTGTTAGGTTTTCGTTTATCATTAAGAGATCAAAGTACAGTAGAGTCAGGTGGTTTGAATCCTATGAGAAAACCCGATTCTGCAATTTATAACCAAACATCTGAAATATTTTTTTTAGAATTAGGAGAATTTTCTACATTAGAAGAAGCAAATAATTTATTCACAAAGACAGTAGATGTTAATAATAGGACTGCAATAGTTTCATTAGTCGGTGATAAGCTAGATGAAATATTTCCTAATAGTACTTCTAGTATAGAAATGGCATTATCCAACAAAGGTCCTGTTATATCGGAAAGAATACGTACAACTTTAAGTCGTAATTTTGCACCTGACTATATAGTCAAAGCAATGGAACAAGTAGACAAAGAACAGTATGAACAATATGGAGAATTGTTAGGTGAAGTAGAAGTACCCGATACTGTAGAAGCTGCAGCAGCAGATGTTGTGCCTGATAATATAAGTCAATTAGAAACTGAATTTGAAACTAGACCAGTATTACAAAATGAAGAAATATTACAAGATGGAAAATATATTAAAGGATCTATCAGAGAAGGACAGGTTAATAGACAAGATAAAATATTAATTGAAAGCATAGATGATTTTGCAACCTATTCACAAATTTCATTTACTGGTGATATTGAAGTAATAAGAGTAGGTGAAGGTGGAATTAGAAGTACAAAAGAAATTGGTTTTACTGATGATAACCAGTTATATATTTGGCACGGAGTTGATGACACTTATGAATATGTTGATCCAAAAAATAAAATAGCATTAAAAAAATTTTTAAATGAAAATGGATTAATGAATCCATTAAAAAATGGAGAATTGTATCTTCCTGTAAGTAGAAAAGTAGATGAAGAAATATTAACAAAAGAAGAAATACTAAAAATACAAAACACGCCTACAAGTTTAGAAGATGATGTAGCAGAAGTAAACAATGACTTTGTGTATGAGAAATTTAAAGATCGTCAGAACACAGCAGACAATGTAATTTTTAAAGAAGCACAAGATGGAACTGTAGAACTACTTGTTATTAAACGTAAGCGCGGTCCACATAGAGACTTGTTTGCTTTACCTGGTGGCATAGTTGAAGCAGAAATGTCTGATGAAAAAATAATTAGAAGTGTTGTTGATCCTAATGAAGTAGGACGTTTGCAGGAGTTTTATTTTGGAATTGAGGGTAAATTTTTAACTTACGAAAAAGGAAGCGCTTCTTTAATTTTTGCAGGAGAAGCATTGCGTGAAGCAGTTGAAGAAGTTGGTTTAGAAAGTAAATTTATTAGAGCTTCACAACCGTTACCTATTAAATATAATAGATATGATTGGGACGCAAGAGCAGCTAATGGTGTAAACGTTGGCGGTGCTTTTACAATAATTAAAGATTTACAGAATGACGAGATAGTTGACGGTCAAGTAGTATCTACATTTACAGAATGGAAACCTAAAGCAGCAGATGACGCTTTATCATATCAATGGATAAAACTTGAAGATGTTATTGACGGATCAGCAGAACTTGCATTCGGACACACAGAGTTTGTAGAAGACGCATTAACAATTTCTTTAAAGAACAAATATTTTAATAAATCTAATATGGCTACAATAATTAAAGGCACAAATGTATATGATTTTGACGATGTTGAAAAACTTAAAATACAAACACAAGCTGCTGCAAAACGAAACGTTGATATTATAAACGGTAGTAATGTAGTACGTGAACAAGTTGGTCAACCAATAATACCTATAGAAGGTAACAATGTTATTGATCGTCAAAACAAAGCAATGATTGATAGCATTAGACAAATGGGTAAAATGGATTATGGCGATGGTATAAGATTTAATGCTATGGATCAAATGAGACCTGACTTTATATTTATAGATATTATGCAGAATGCAATACAATATCCATCAACAATAACATTAGGTCCTGAAGATATTGAAGGCGATGTAGTACCTACAAGAAATCAAATGATGGGCAACGAGTTTATTTTTGACGCAGAACTGACTGATAAAGGTAAAAAGCGCGTTACAAAATTACTACAAGAAGATACTAAAAGATATTACAGATCTTTATTAAAAAGAAAATTAAACGAAGGCATGCAGATAACACCAGTCATAGCTGCTATGCAACAAAATGCAGATAAAATTATTAATAGTCAAGAATTTAAAACAATAATTGAAGAATCATTTACACGAGTAATGGTGGAAGAAGCAGATACAAATATGTATTATTTAAAAAGACCTGATGGAGACTCTGCACTTTATGCTTACTTAGATCCCCAAAATAGAATAATTGCTAGCGAAGGTATAGAAACTGCAGTTGATGATCTTATTGAGTATCAAAAAAATAACTACCCTGAAGTAGGAAATGCAATGGAATCTATTAGAAATAAAAATAACAAGTTTTATAAAAAAACATTTCCTGAAGAAATATATACACCTGCATGGGATTACTATAAAAACAATTCACCTGCAATGCCTGAAGCTATGTTAGATACAAAAAAACTAACTAGAAGTGCTGACGGTAATTTAAGTGGCATTGTTTATCACGGTGGTAACGGTCTTAATGCAAAAGGTAGAAAAGTATTAGAAATACTACAAACATATCTACCTGCTACAAGTTTTGGTACAACTGCACCTATGATGGAATTTGATAATACTATGCAAGGATTTTTAAACCGTATCACCTACGAAAATAATATTGATTGGTTAGATCCTACTAAATATAGAACACAACAACTTCGTTTAAATTATATGTACACAACTTCTAATCCTTTTGTAGCAGGTTCATACGCATTAGGTGGACACAATGAAGGTGCTATAAATGCAAAGAATACAGAAGTATTAGACGCTATGTACAAAATATTAAATCATAAAGATATATTAGACATGCAAGATTTAGATTTACTTGATATGTTAAACGCTGATTTACATCGTATAGGTTTACATATTGACACAAAAGACGGCGAGAATTTTTTAAGAACTTTAGACAATAGTACTGCGCTATTGATAGATCCAGGTGTGTTACAAATAAAGTTTAATACTCCTGCTGATTCTATACTACATACTGATATGCCACTTATAAGGCAACTAAAGAATCCTAACGTTAAAAAACTATTAGCAAACATTATACAAAACTCTAGTCCTGACTACGTGCTTTCATCAGAAGCACTTGATTATTTAATAGAAGATTTACACAAAGCAGCAACAGGTAGAGATTTCCAAGTTATAAGACCTGAAGAAGCAGATAGAAAAGTTTCTCAAATGTTACTCGACGCAAGAAAAGATGGTCCTGAACGAGAGACAATTAAAAACTATTATAAAAATATTATGAGTAGTGATCAAGGTATGGAACTATCTATAAAAGATCTTCTTAAAGGTAAAGATGAAAAGAACTTAAACTTTAGTAATATGCAGGAACTAATGGCAGGAATGATTAGACCTAGAGAGGCAATTGCACCTGAACTTCTTAATAAAGCATATGACTATATAAAAAAAACTGATAATAATTATATTCAAGGTAGCAAAATGTTACCTATTACTCCTAATTGGTATCACGACAATAGGACAACCGCAGGACACGTTTTGTTTACTGCACAAGCAGATGAGTTTTTTCAACAAAAAAGAATACAGTTTGAAGACATGTTTGAGTTTGCTGCAACACAAGTAGATCCTTTATCATTAGGATCGCACCAAGCAATGGGTGAGTTGTTATTTGTTCAAGATTTTACAGAATTTTTAAATGACTATCCTAAATTAAAAGCACAGTTTTTTAAAGATTTTGCATTTGAAGTAGGTTATGACTATATTCAAAAAGGTGAAAATGGAATGAGTGTTTATGATGATTTGTTACAAGATATGTATATAACTGCTAATCTTATAAGACAAAAACATAATGCACGTTACATTGCTAAAAATTTAGACGGTGACTTTAGAGAGTTTAATCCAAATGAAAATGGTGGAATGAAGAGACTTGATGATTTAGTTTTTGAATCTTTTAATTTTAAAGATGGAGATAGAGATCTTATAAACTTTTTAAATCAAATGAATGGACAATCAAGAAGCACACCAATACCTGGAGGTAGTCCTACTAAATACGCAGATATAGCATTGCTTAAATCTTTATCACAAAGCGGTATAGAAATAGTTGCAGGTACAGGCGGTGGTCGTGTTGGAAATGATTTTCATGATGTGTTTGGTATAGTAGATCCAGGCGATAAATTTGGTACAGGAGTAGCAAGACAATCTAAATTTGACATTAGAGCTACAGAATTAGACGCTGAAAAATTGCAAACATTAACAGAATTAGCACAAGGTCTTAAAAGTTACAATGATTTAGATGATAACGCAATTAAAGCAATTGCAGAATTTATACCTATACAAACAATTATGGATAATTCTGAATTGACAGACGCAAAAAAACAACAGTATGTAGATTTGTATACTTCTTTAAACATTAATGATGAAAGATTTTTTAGTTTGGATAACATAGATCCATCACAACTTGACGGAGTGTTCTTACAAAACTTTGATGAATTTAGAGAAGTTATTGCAAAGCAATCTATTTTTGGAGATGTGACAGATAACGTAGTACAAAACCATGCAACAAAAGTTATGGATGAATTGTTTGCACAAGTACCTGCAGAAAATGTAGCAAAAGTTGCAACAAGAAATGGTTTACTACAAACATTAGGTAATGGGCTTGATCTGTTTGACGCTGCTGTATTAGCGCCAGTTATGCTAGATATGCTTATATCAAAGACAACAGGTGTAGGAGAAGCTACTGAAACTATAGGTGGTGCAGTCGCAGATGTTGCACAAGACATATATGATCCAACTAAAACAGATACTGTATTTGAAAACCTATATGGTTCACCTGAAGATCCAGGTACTTTAGCAGGTGCAACTAGCGATACTATTGGTATATTGGGAGAAGCTATTAATCCATTAGTTGAAGAAGCAAAGAACAATAAGTTACTCGGACCAATGTTTGATAGTATAAAAGAAGGTGCTATATCAGCATTAGATACTATCAAAGATGGGTTCGGTATGAATGATTGGATTTACAATGTTAAAAGAGATATGTATGTATCTACTAAACTAAAAGAAAAAGGTTACAATGGTAAGGACATACGTATACCATCAGGACTTGTTTCACAACTAGAATCAGAATATGAAGCAGGTTTACCAAAAGTAGAAGATAAATACGGGAGACCATTAGATGTTGCTGACAGTACTAATTTTCCTAAATACAATCCAGGTAGGAGATAGTATGTTTGACGCAAGAAGTTTTCCAGTTATAGAAGGTGGTGGATCATATCCAGTCATCAAATACAGAGAAGATGGTATAGGTGTAGTAGATCCTAATAGGATATACGAAGCAATGATGAATCATAGAGATGGCAAAAGTAGAGATTTAAACAAAAGAAAAAAAGTAGCATGGTATAGAAATGGCAAAGACATGGCAGATGAATTGCTTACAGTATTTGGTGTTGAGAGTGCAGATAATCGCACTAAAGATGGTGAGATATTAAACATTAATAACGTTCCATACAACGCACATGCAGAATATAACGTACCAGGTAGTGGTGAAAGCTACGGCATTATGCAAATAGATGTTAGTGGTGTTAACAAAACTTATGTAATGATGGCAATGGATAAAAAATATGCAGAGGAAATAGATAAAGCTACTTCAGTAACTGAACGTAACGCTATAGGTGCAAAGCTATTTGAAGAAAATAGAGATGAAGCTATAGGTTTTCTTAAAGACATAAACAATATAGATAAACATATGATCATTGCTGACACAATATTCAATGATAATGGTTTCGATGGTTGGAATGCCTACGATAATTATAAGAATGGTAACGATAAAGGTTTTAAAGATCTGTATGAATCAGTGCAAGCTGCTAATGAAGAGCGTGTATACAGTACGTGGGATCAGGATCTTATGAGTGAGAACCGTAAGAACACCGCAGACATGTTACGTATATTGGAAATGAGAGGAAAAATGCCTGTTAATATAGAAGATAGAGCAAAAACTTTGATAGACGCATACACCTCTTTAAAGAGAGACAATGCAGATATGACTGATTTTGCAGATAGTAAAATAGAAAAACTTAAACCATTTGCAGGGATATATGGCAGCTAATTTAATACCGCAGTTACCGAGCGATACACAAGTATGGCAGGAGATTAATGAGTCAGGACAATCAATATATTATCTTGTCTATAAACTACCAAAAGAAGCAGCAGAACTATCGCCAGGACTACAGAACTTTACATTTAGATATAAGGTTAAAGACCTAAAAGAAATCACAGCTACAGGTACTGTAACACCTGACGTAGTCATTACAAAGAATGGCGAAGTTTATAGTACAGAAGGTAGTTCAAATATTACAGCTGATGACTATACAAACAGTTTTTACTTCGGAGATCATACTCAACTAGCGTCTATACATGGTGGTATGGAAGCAGGTGCAGTTGGTTATGAGTACTTTGTTGAAGCATTAGAACAAGAGTCTAAATATAAACCTTACATATTCAGTAAGAATGCTGCAGGTCAATATGATTATCTTGCCGTTGCATTAGAAGCAGCTAAAGAAGGTAGGACAGCTAGAGAATCAGAACTATCACAAACTACCTGGTGGCTAAAGCATACAGCTACAGAGAGACAACAGATGAATGCAGCACACAAAGATCCTGCTACATTTAGTGCAAATGGTATAAAGACACGTGAAGAGATTATAGGTAAGATGTTATCATCAGGTTTAACAACATTGGATCCTGCAGTGATTGACGCCATTACACAAAAAAAACAGTACGGTATCTTTGATGATAACGATGTTAACAATACAATACAAAAGTTAGCTAATCCATTAATTAGATTTACATTAGATCCTGAAGTTAAAGCTGCATTAGAAGGCAAGACTTTAGAAACTATAGAACTTACAAGACAAATGGAGAACACAATAAACTCAATACTCGGTCCTGGTACATCAGATAACTTTAACTTAGAACAACTTACTGCAGACTATGCAGATAATCCTACAGCTTTTACACAAGAGTTTTTACCTAAGTTACAAGATCAATTTCAAACTACATACGCACAGTACAAAGGTACTAACGTTAAAGCATATGAAGAGATAGCACCAAGTTTAAGAAGTGAATGGGTAAGCATAACAGGACAAAAAGCAGACGAAACCACTGCACAATGGAAACAGTTTGCTGCTACTAATGATATAGCAGAACGTAAAGATATAGCATTCGCAGCAGCAGCAGATCTAGGTACGCAAGCATATAGAGATCAAGTAATGAGTGATCTAGAAAATAACTTTGGTAAAGCAGGTGCGCGAGCAACAGGAGGAGGATCGTTTAGATGAGTATACTTTCGAGGTTAGTAGATTTTTTACCTGAAGAAGATAAACAAGCAATTGCAGCTTCAAGACAAACTGGTCCAGTAGCTGTTGCAGCAGGACCTGCAACAATGGCTAATGATAGACCATCAGAAGTAGAAGTAGAAGCTATTGCAGATCGATACGTAGCTGAACAAGCAACAGCAGCTGCAGCAGTAGTACCACCTGCAGTAATAGAAACACCAGTAGAAGAACTTCTAGGTAATGAAGAGACAGAAACTGTAGTTACAAGTAATAATGTTACAAGTGATGAAACTGTTGTAGAAAATGGAAGGTTACTTGTTTACTCTATTACTAGGGACGCTAATGGGAATGTAGTTAGTAGAACATTTTTAAAAGATCTCGGTGCAACAGGTGGTGGTGGAAGCAGCAGCGGTGGTGGTGAAGTAGCACCAGTACCAGGAGATCCTGTAGAAAAATTTAACGTTAAAGAATTTGCACAAGCTAACTATGGTTTTTTAGGTCAAGAGTTATTAGATTCATTTATAGATGAATACAATGTTAATGGTGGTGACGCAGACGAAGCACTAAGAGGTATGCGTACTACACAAGCATACAAAGATAGGTTTCCTGGAATTTTTAGAGATGATGGTACAACACTTAGAATAGAGAGTAATACACCTGAATTAGATTACATAAAGATCAAAGAAGATTACAGAACATACTTAGAAGATTACAACTTAAATCCTGATTACTTTGAAAACCAAATGACAGAGTTGTTCACTAATGATGTAGATCCTAGTACTTTTGCTAACAGATTAGATACTGCATATACATCTTTGTTCACACAGTTTGACGCTGTTAAACAATACTATGTACAAAACTATCCTGGTATATTTCCATCTACAGATGATCTAACTGATGAAGCTATATTTGCTTCTTTTATTAGTGAAGATATATCATCTGACATAATAGAACAGAGAGTTAAGGTATCGCAGATAGGTGGTGCTTTTGGTGAGGAAGACTTAACTATATCTGCAGATCAAGCACAACGTTTAGTTAGTGCAGGACTTAGCGGCACAGGTGCGCAACAGATAGCACAAAGAGCAGAAGCTAGGTTACCTAGATTACAAAGACTTGCTAAAAGATTTACAGGTAGAGAAGATATCTTTGGTCTATCAGAGTTTATCGAATCAGAAGTATTCGGTGAAGGTACTGCAGCACAACTAGAAGAGAGATTAGAATCAGAACAAGCGTCAGTCTTTACAAGAGCTGAAGGCGCAGCTGCTACACAAGCAGGTGTAACAGGATTGATTGAGCAATAATGTTTAAATGGGTAAGAGCTAGAAATAAAAAAGGGCATTACAAATCTGATAAGGCATGGACCTGGTGGAATGACGCTTACAAAATAATATTGACAGAACAAGGAAAAAAACTAATTACCGTGTTTTTATGTGTTATAATAATTGTATTGGCGTGGTCAGTATCCGCCAAGTAAATAATAGATCGACACTCTAGCTTAGGGTTCCTACGTCCTAGCTACGTAATAAATTCGTAGAGGTGTTGTATGCGTATGTTGCAGCGCCGATTCAACATGTAATTAAATTTTGTAACCACTCCCAATATGTACCACACCTTATTGGAGAATAGTGTAATCGTGTGAGAAATGGAGAATATCAATGACAGACGAGCAAACAATGGACGGCATGGAAAACAATGACGGCATAAAAGGTTTAAGGGAAAAACTTAAATCAGTTGAACAAGAGAATAAAGAATTAAAGAGTGTAGTTAAGACTTCGCTTTTTAAAGATGTTGGATTAGATCCTGATTCAGGAACTGGTAAAATGGCTTTCGATCTATATGACGGAAAACCAAACACTGGTGAACTAGGATCATGGCTTAAAGAAAACTATAACATCGATACTAACGTACAGCAGAACAACGAAGTAGCTGCTGCAAAGATCGCTGATAGTGACGATAGGTTACAAACTATACAACAAAATTCTGTTGCACAAACACCTGCTGACTGGACACAGAAAATGCAAGACGTAATTGCAAGTGGAGACACATCTGTAAGAGATAGTCTTAGAGCAAAAATAGCTTTACAAGAAGAAGCAAAGAAAAAATAACTCGTAAGAGTAGAAAGGCAGCTAAAACATGGCAGCAATATCAGGTGCAAATCCAATAGTAGCTAGTGACGTTAATAACTTTACTGGTGAACTTTTCAAGATCACACCTCATAGAACACCTTTACTTGCAGCAGCAGGTGGTTTGAATGGTGGGAATGCGATTAACTCGACATTCTTCCAATTCCAAACACAAGACAATGCAGTTGTTACCGCTGTTACTCCTGATGATGAAGGGGGATCCCCAAATTATTCAGGTAGAAGCAGAGCGTCACAACAGGGTGTACTACAGATTTTCCATGAAGCCGCGCAAGTATCTTATACTGCACAAGCAGCTTCAGGCGAAATCGTACCGTTTGATCTTGCAGGAAACTACAAGAACTCTGATCCTGCACTCGCACTAGCAGGAACAAGTCCAATCAATGATGAGTTAGCTTATCAGATGGAATTAGTATTAGAACAAGTCGCAAAGAAAGTAGAGTGGGCAGCATTTAACGCAACTTATGCTGATGGTACTTCAGGTAACCGTCAGATGAGAGGTCTTAAAGCACACCAAGACTTAACAGGCGGCAACTCCGTCAATAACGATGACGGCGCAGGAACACCTGCAGCTCAAAAAATTAACTGGGACATCATTGCTTCAGCAATGAAAACTCTCTATGACGCAGGTGCGCCAATGAGACAACCAGTACTTTTCGTTTCCCCAACAATGTTGTTGGATCTAAACAAAGAGTTAATTAAAGCTACAGTTGGATCTGTGAATTATGGTATTTTACCAAGAGACAGAAACATTGGAGGTGTTGACATTGATACAGTGGTTACACCATTTGGATCTATCGGTCTAGCATTATCCGATGTCTTGCCTGCAGGTACTATATCAGGATCTAAGCAAGCATTTATCGTTGACCTTAGTTTCGTCAAACCAGTATTCCTTAACATTCCAGGTTATGGAACTATGTTTGTAAGAGACTTAGATCAAAACGATCAAGCAAGAATTGCTAAAGCAGTATATATGGAAATGGCGTTCGACTTCGGACCTCAACAATATCACTGTGCAATTGATAACGTAGTAGGTTAATCCCTATTCATTAATTACTCAAACACCGCTATTCCACCATAGCGGTGTTTTGAGTATGTTAGAATTTACAATATGGTATACGGTAGAAGTAAAAGCGAAGTAGCTTTAATAGACATTTCAGATGACGCAAGTAACAGTACATCAGTCAACGTAGATAACATGCTCTTAGCAGGGATTGTATTCCCAAGTGCTATGACTGGATCTAACATTACTTTTGATTTTTCAGTAGATGGATCATCATGGGTAGATGTAGTTGAAACTGACGGGACAGAGGTATCATACACAGTGAGTGCAGGTAATGCGACACGTGTAGATCCTAGCGGTTGGGCTTTTGCTAGCGGTGGTTTTCTTAGGATTACTTCAGATGGAACAGAAGCTGCAGACAGAAAAATTAAATTAATATTTAGAACTGCTTAGGAGGACCTTTGTCAACATTTGGTCAACTTATTGACAGAACTTACAGAGAGTATCTTAGACCTGTAGAGGAACAAGAACCTTTAACACAAGTAGCTAACCTTGACACTATTACAGGTGGACAGGGTATAACTGCTGCAGGTACAACACTTAAATATAAAGAAGGATTGTTTACACCTGAAGAAGAAGAACTTATTGGTGCAGGATCAGTTTTAGAAATAGACAGTGAACTTGTAATGGTTGAAGACATCAATACTGTATCACGTGAGATTACAGTTGAACGTGGTAGGTTAGGATCTACAGCAGTAGAACATACAGAAGATACTGACATTATTTTAAAACCTAAATACCCAAGACTTAACGTAGCTAATGCTATTGGTGATCAAGTAATTGGATTGTTCCCTGCATTGTATGCAATAAAGAAAACTACTATTACAACAGCTTCTACACAATTTGTTGAAATGCCTGCAGGTACACAAAGAATATTACAATCAAAGATTAACAACAGTACAGCAAATACAACAGTATACAGTGACATACCATTAGAGTTGTTAACAGACTTTGCAGGATCTACAACAGAAGCAGCAGTACAATTCCCTTCAGGACCTACTTCAGGTAAAACTGTTTATGTTGTATATGCTTCAAAGTTTACAAGACCAACAGATGAAACTACAAATCTAAATACAGTATCAGGATTAGAAGATTTCCACGAACAGATAGTCATGGTTGGTGCTGTTGCACAGTTATTATCAGAACTTGATGTTGACGCAACAACACAAAACTATATTACAGAAAACTTAGAACAAAGAGGAGTACCTGTTGGATCAGGTGAACGTTTAAGAAATGCTTTACTTAGATACTATGGTGTCTTACTAGATAGAGCGAGAAGAGAACAGAGGTCAAGATTCCCACAAGGTGTGGAACTTTACGGAATAACTTTTACCTAATGCCTTTACCGTCAACGTCTAACGTTTCAAATCCATTAGCTTTTGGATACCAGGCACAAATATCTGATGGTATTACTGATATACTTTTACGTCTAGCAGTAGCGCCAGGAAGAGAATTAACTATTACTACTGCACCATTATCTGCGCAACAGGTTAACACAGCACAAGTACCTGAAGAGTTTAGAGCAGAGTTTGGTCAATCATTTGCAAGATCTGATTTTTCAGGGGGTGCAGGTTTAGATCAAGCACAC